TGATGTTCACTGCCACCTTTTTGGCGTCTTTCGCGCTGGTGCTGGTGATGACGTTACTGGGCAAAACCAACATCCCTGACATCAAGCAAGTCATTGATGACTTCTATCTCGGTGAAGCAATGCTGACCATCCTAGCCTTTTACTTTGGCGGCGGGATGCTTGAGGGCGTTGTTGGCAAGGTGAAGGCAAAGAAATGAACAAGGACAAGCTGCGCGAGGAGCTGGCTGAGGACGAGGGCTGCAAGTTTGAAATCTACCTCGATCATCTTGGCCTGCCGACTTTTGGCATAGGCCACCTGGTCAAAGAAGATGATCCAGAACACGGCCAGCCAGTAGGCACGCCGGTTGATGAGGAGCGGGTGCGCCAGGTGTTTTCTTTGGACATAGCCGTGACGATTGAAGACTGCCGCAGTCTCTACGACGACTTCGATGAGCTGCCGGAAGAAGCCCAGCTCATCATTGCAAATATGATGTTTAACATGGGCCGTCCGCGTCTCAGCAAATTCGTCGGCATGAAGCGTGAGGTGGAAGCCCGCCGGTTTGACGCCGCTGCGGATGAGATGGTCGATTCGCGCTGGCATGACCAGGTGCCAAATCGCGCCAAGCGTTTGGTCAAGCGCATGAGGGATCTTGCCAATGCCTAAGTCACCAGCCTGGACACGCAAGGCCGGCAAGTCGCCGTCTGGCGGTCTGAACCGCAAGGGCCGCGCATCAGCCAAGCGTGCCGGCATGAACCTGAAAGCGCCTGTATCTAAAAAGCAGGCCAAGAAGTCGCCCAAGGCGGCAGCACGGCGCAAGTCATTCTGTGCGCGGATGAGCGGCATGAAAAAGAAGCTCACCAGCAAGAAGACGGCGCGTGATCCGAATAGTCGTATCAACAAAGCTCTTAGGAAGTGGGATTGCTAAAATGCCAATGGTAGGAAAGAAAAAGTTCCCCTACACAGCCAAGGGGAAGGCGATGGCCAAGAAGGCTGCAAAAAAGGCTGGCAAGAAGAAGGCCGCACGCAGCAAGGGCCGCATGGGTGGCCGTAGCTACAGCCGCGTCTAAGGTGCGCCATGCCTCCCAAGAAAAAGTCTGGTGGCCCTAAGCCAACCAATCCCAAGCTGTACGCCACTGTGAAAGCTGCGGCCAAGCGCAAGTTCGATGTTTATCCATCGGCTTATGCAAATGCCTGGCTGGTGCGTGAATACAAAAAGCGTGGCGGCAAGTATCGAGGCAAAAAGCCATGAGCCTGAAGAAGTGGTTCAAGCAGGACTGGGTAGACATCAGCGCCCCAAAGGAGGGCGGTGGCTTCCAGAAGTGTGGCAGATCCTCAGCCTCAAAAAGCAAGCGAGGCTACCCTAAATGTGTGCCGGCAGCGAAAGCTGCCCGCATGACAAAGGCTGAAAGAGATTCAGCCGTGCGCCGCAAGCGATCACGCCGCCAGGGCGTGGGCGGCAAGCCCACCAACGTCGCTACCTTCTCCCGCTGACTGTCTCAAACTGTCTCAAAAACCTTGTGTCCGTTTGCATCTAGGTCTAACCTAGTAAATGCGAAAAGTGACGGTTTTCAACGTTTTTTGACGGATTAGCTACGCAAAAAAGCTGCTTCGGGAGCAGGGGGTCGGAGGTTCGAATCCTCTCGCTCCGACCAGCACCATCCATCAGAAATCGTTGAATAAATAGCCGTCAGGGTTGTGACCTTGGCGGCTGTTTTTTTGCAAACTGTCTCAAAAACTGTCTCAAACTGTCTCTTTTTGCGTTTATTTCTTGTCGTTCAACGATAAGTGCCTTATATTAAGAAGGTAAGGGAAACATAGGGAGACAAGACGATGACCACACTGCTTGACAAGATTGACCGCTTCTCAGTTGAGGTGATTTGGCAGGAAGACCGCGATGCCGCTGTTGACTTGGGCGTCGTCATTGATTGCCTGCACCAGGATATGGAAGACCCTGCTAACGATGAGGCGGCGGCAACATTTCTTATCAACACGATTTGTGATGACCGCCCTGTGCTTGAGCCTTGGCTGGATACCATCATCGCAGAAATTAAAAAGGCGGCGGCTTAACGGCCCCGCCTACAAGGGAGATCATCATGGCAACCCAACAGTACGCACTGCCGGTTCATGAGCGCCGCAACGCGAAAACTTGGTACATTGATGCGAGGGCCATTGGCCTGTCGAGCAAGTACACGCCGCCAGGTCAAAAGCTATACAGCAGAGATGAGGCCGGCGCGGCGGCGAATCACCTGTGGTCAGATCACAATCGCGGGCTGGTTGTCAAAGCTGATCCGGTCACAATTGGCCAGGATGCCGCTGATGACTTCCTCGCGTTTGTCAAAGGCCGGGCTGAGGTGGGCGAGATCCAATCGACCACCTTTGGCGAAACAGAACGCAACCTTGCCTTTGGCTTAGCGATCAAGATTGACAACAAGCCCATTGCCAAGCACGACCTCGGTAAGCTCATCACCCGCGAGACGTTTGAGCGTGTCCGGTTGGCGATCCTGAAGGCTGTGCGTGATGAGGGCAAAAGCGCATCCACACAGCAGCACCGCGTGAAGGCTCTCAAACACTTCTTCAACTATTGCTGGGGCAAGGGCTGGATCACGCGCAACCCAATGGACAAGATTCGCCTGACACGGTTCGGCGAATCTGCTGATCGCGCTCCCCGCATCCAAGCAGAAACGATTCAGCGCCTTGTGCGTGACGGCCTGGTCGGCGAGACGCTGGTTAGCCGTGCAATGGTTGCGGTAGCTTTGGCCACTGGGATGCGCCAGGGTGAGCTGCGCGGCCTGCAGTGGCAGGACATCGACTTTGATGCTGAGGAAGTTCGCATTGATCGCGCTGTGAAGAAGGACGGCAAGATCGGCCCACCAAAGACCAAGGCTGGCTACCGCACCATCGACATCGAGCCCAATGCCCTGCAGCTTGTGCGTGAGTGGAAAATGCAGTCGCCGCACAGTCTGCCGACAGACTTTGTGTTTGCGACCGCTGCCGGTCTGCCCAAAGCCTACAAGACGCTCCGCGCACTGATGGATCGCATTTGCAAGCGTGCCGGCGTCCAGCGGACTCTGTGGGGCGATATGCGCCACTTCTTTGCCTCAACGCAGCTCAGCAAGCTGGGTGAAGACTGGCCTGAAGTGTCTAGGCAGATGGGGCATGAGGATGAGGCGTTCACCATGCGCCAATACGGCCATTATGTGAAGAACGCTGAGAAGAAGGCCAAGGTGAAGAACAACATGGCTGAAGCGATCTGGGGCAAATGAGAAGGGGCGCTACCGCGCCCCAACTACCAGATTCAAGAAACGCTGCCAGATCGTTGGCGGCGTTTTCTTTTTGCGCCAGTAAGCCTTGATAGCCTCACTCTGACGCGCACGCTGTTCTGGCGTCCACTTCCTGCCCATGTTGTCCTCCTGCTAGTCGATTGATTTCTGCACGCGGGATGTAGAACTTTGCGCCATCCTGCACTGCCTGGATGATGCCTTGCTCAATCCAGCGCTTCACTCTGCGCCGCTCATTGTCGTTGTATTGACCAAGGAGCAACACGCACGCCTCAGATAACGGCAACAGCGCTTGCCTAGCCATTCTTGGCCTGCTGATAGCTGAAGCCGCCTTGCGGGGCTGGTTGCTGGGGTGCAAAGCCGCCTTGAGCTGGCTGTTGCGGCGCTGGCTGCTGAGGGGCAAAGCCCTGCGGTGCCGGCTGCTGTGGCGCGAAACCTGGCTGCGCTTGCTGTTCTTGAGCCGGCTGCTGGCTCTGATAAGGATCAAGCACGTCATTGAACATCTTGGCCTTGGTCACGTCCTCATAGCGGTCGTTGACCTTTTTCTGCATCGAGAAGCCTGGGCGCTGATTGGTTGCATGATAGTGCGCCATCACGGCTTCCAGCAGCGCTGGATCTGTGATGTTCAGCCAGCAACTCATGCTGACGCGATCAGATACACTGAACCCGCTCACAAGCTGCAGCTTGCCATTCTTGAAGTCAGGTGCCGCCATTTTTGATCTCCTCTTGTCTCTCTAGCCACACATTGTAAAGACGCTGAAATGCGTCAGGATCTTCATTTTGCAGTCGGGTGATTTCAACTGCGTTGTCCTGATTCCACTGGTTCAAAGCCACCAAGGTCTTTTTGCTTTTGATATCAGCCTCAAGATTTTCGATGATGGTCGTGTCTTTCCGCTTCGCAGCGGTCAGCTCATTGGCGCTTGCAATCTGCCCACCATGCAGCCCAAGGCAGGCCAAAGCACGGCCCCAGGCGCTTGTCTCGCAGTTCTCTATGGCGCTGGTGCGGTTCACATTGCTGCTCCCGCGTATTTCCTCAGCGTACCCGGTAGCAACCACAGTGCCGTCCTCGCGCCTAATGTAAGCCTTGACGACGACGCGCTGGCCATCGTCCAGCACCAGATCGCTTTCCAAGCTGTAGGATTTGAAGTGCTGCCGGAAAACCTCAACGCGGGTGCTGACCTCAGTGTATTTTTTGCCCTTGAGCTGCAGCCCCTGCGCGTTGGCCTGGTTGACGGCCTTCATGGCCTCGATGATGTCATTGCTCATTGAGCGTCTCCAAAAACTCACGACCGGCTGCTGTGATCTGCCAGACAACTTCTTTGCGGCCACGGTCGTTTTTCTCGCGGCGCTGGCTGTCTTCAACCAGCTTCATGCGGTCAAGCTCTGTCAGGCGAGGTTTCACGCTGTAGATCCAAGCGCCCATTTTCTGGGCCACTTGACTACCAGTCAGTCCTGCCGGCGCGTCTTTGAGGGCTGTGAGAGCCTTCAGCCGCAGGCCGGTGACTTTCGGGGCCACAAACTCAGCAGCCTCGATCTCAGTGTCTCTCGCATCCTTATGGACGTTGGGGCCGGCGCGACCAGGCCATTCAAGCAAATCCTGCTGCACCATCTCAGCCCCCTAACAACGAAAGAAGGACGACAAAGCACCAAAGGCAAAACATCACAAATAGACAGCCAACCACAACGCCCATGACCCGCAGGAACTCCCGCAGACGGCTGTAAGGGCGCAGGGGACGGCCAGCTTCATCGACGTGAAGCCATATAAGGTTTCTGTTCATCGGAACCCCCATGCTGTTTTTGCTTGTTTGAGAACTTCGGGACGGACATCCCAAGCCCAGAAGTGGCCGAAATCTGGCTCGACCAGCGTCAGCAGCTCCTCGACGGAATCTGCTTTTTTGAGAAGATTTTCACGCACCTGGCATTTCGCGGTGATCTGGTTCAGCGCGGCCTGCATACCCTCGGTGGTGAGGCGGTCGCAGTTGGCTGCGCTAAAAACGCGGTGGCCGGTGGCATTGGCGTAGACGATGAGCTGCGGCTTGCCAGTGGCAGACCAGTAGCCGGCGACCTGGCAGACGTGCGACCAGTCTGGCCGTTGTGGCAGGCTGGCGGCAGACTTGCCTGACTTGGCTTTTGCACTGAAGCGTGACCACTTGGTCTTCAGCTCGACCTGGCCACTGAAGTCTGGGAAGCCGCTGTAAGGCAGCTCAAGCCCTGGCAGGCGCGTCAGCACTTCACTCTCGCCTGTGATGCGGTTCAGCCCCAGCTCACGATGCGCCGCCATCACGCCTTCAACGGCGTGCTGTGCTACATCAGCCAGCTCATCACGGTTGATTGCCGCCTTGTCAGCATCTTTGCCGTGATCCCATTTGCGCGGCTGATACTCATCCATTGCGGCCATGCCGTGCCGCAGCGCCTCATCAAAGGTCACGTCATCGACAAGGTGCTTGTTGGCAATGTCTTGCACGACACGGCCCGCCATCATGTTGGCGTTGTCGTCTTTATAGATTTCGATTAGCTGCCTGGCGTAGTCCTTATCCCCAACAATCTCATCTTTCAGGATCTGCCAGCATCTGTTTACAAGTGGGCGAATAACGCACTTGTCGTAGAAAACCTTGCAGATCGGGCGCGATTCTGGGTTGGAATGATGGAAATAATGCTTTTCCGTCGCCCAGTTGGGCAGAATTGTGAAGGACATAGAAAAACCCCAAGACAATCACCTTGTCTTGAGGCTTAACACGCCTTGTCGTATATCGACAAGGCCTAATATTGTTTTTTATTAACTAGCCAGTTTTGACTGGTCTACATATCGGACGCCCATAAGATCTGGCCGGCGTATCACAGATATGACAGGGCAGGCCCATTTTAACTTTATGTTTTCACCATTGTTAAAACCTTCAGCCGAATTTGCGTACATTGTGTAAACGTTGCCAGGCTGTGGGTAAAGCAAGCCCCACATCAATTCATTAGTCTCCGTAAGCGCATAACAGGGGTGCTGGATGCACTCTTTTGACACTTCGCCTCGTATGGCCGGCCCATAGTCAATAACTTCAAGCTGACCGTCCCACATCTCAAAGTGCCACGGTTTCTCTGGGCCAAGCTGAGCGCGGATACAGGCTGTGTCCTTTGCATAATACTGATTGATATAAACCACCTTATCGTCGGCGCTTTCATAATCGAGATAGGGCTGTTGGTTGTCGTTCAACCGCCAATCCGCAAGCAGCTTGATAGGCTTTGTAGCAAACATGATTTCTTCAGGCAGACAGTCCAAAATCTTGGCGTAGTCTTCCGCATCACGCAGAGTGATGTTGGTATGGCCATTAACCTGACGCGACAAGTTCTCAGGCGTGATGCCCTTCAAAGCCGCTACCTCGCGCTTGGTCATGTTCGCAGCGCGGATCATATGTTCAAGGTTGTTCTGCATTAGTAACATGGTAAATACCCTGTCGCTCAATGATAAGATAAATCATCAATAAGCTACCTTGTCATCAAACGTCAAGCACGTTAATGTCTGCTGCATGACTTTAGATGAATGGCGAAATGAACAGGGTTGGTCGAAATCGCTGCTGGCGCGTCAGCTTGGTGTGCCTCAGACCATCACTGTCACGCGCTGGTGCCACCCCCTCGATGATCCGAGGCGGTCTGTGCCAAACCCAGATTATATGCAGCGCATCATCAACCTGACTGGCGGGAAGGTCACGCCTAACGACTTCTTCCCAATGCAGGCCGATGGGTAAGGCGTCACGCGATAAAGGCTACAGGGCCGAGAACAGCATCCGCAAGAAGCTGGAAGCTAACGGCCTGGATTGCTACCGCGTCCCGCTGTCAGGCGGTGCCGCCATCAAAAACGACCTGGTGATCCGCAAGGGTGACCCGCTGCCAGTTGACCAGTGGGAGCTAGAGGTCAAATGCCGCGCCAACGGCTTCAAGCAAATTTATGACTGGATGGAAGGCGCTGATGCGCTGGTGCTGAAGGCTGACCGCAAGCCTGAGCTGGTGGTGCTTGACCTAGATGACTTCTGTCTGCTGCTGCGAGGCCAGGATGGCTAGAGGGTTCAGCACCATGCTGGCGCGGAAGATCCGCATCTCAACGGTGCCAGGGGAGTGGCGTGAGGTGCTGGAGTGCGAACACTGCGATGCCCAGGGCGAGTGCGAGGTCGAGATCGCTGTGCCTGATTATATGCGCGGCGGTGACCTTACCACCGGTCATGGCCAATGTCCTGTTTGTGAGGGCCGGGGCTATGTAGAGCTGCCAGAAGATGAAGATGAAAATGAGCAGGCCGGCAAAATGGCCTACGGAAACTTGGTGATTGATAAAGAGGCAAGCGATGGTTGAGCCATACAAGCTGCCAGACGGAAATGTTCAGATCAGCTTTAGTGGCGGTCGGACGAGTGCTTTCATGCTGCATCAAATTCTTGAAGCAAACGGTGATCTTCCCGACCGGGTACAAGTGCTGTTTTCCAATACCGGAAAAGAGATGGAAGAAACGCTTTCCTTTGTAAATGAGTGCAGTGTGAGATGGGGCGTACCGATTACCTGGCTTGAATATGACTACGCCGGTGACGCGCAAAAACGCGATGGATATCCCACATTCAATGTCGTGAACCATAACAGCGCCAGTAGAAACGGAGAGCCGTTTTTGCGTGTCCTGGAACACCGGCAGTTTCCACCAAATCTGCGATCACGTTTTTGTAGTTCAGAGCTAAAGGTTCGGACGATGAAGCGTTATCTCAAACATAAAGGTTGGAGAGATTGGCACGCGGCTGTCGGCATACGAGGCGACGAGGCTCAGCGCGTAAACTACAAAAACAAGGAATGTGGTGACCTTTGGTATCCACTGGTGCAGGCCCACGTCACCAAAAGGCACGTCTCCGATTTTTGGCAAAGCCAGCCCTTTGACCTTCAGTTACTAAATGTCGGCGGTAAGACACCGCACGGCAACTGCGATATGTGCTTCCTCAAATCAGAAGCCACGCTGGCTGCTATCATGCGCGATATGCCTGAGCGTGCAGACTGGTGGATCGACATCGAGCGCCGGTTCGGAAAGAGGTTCCGGCACAAAGGCACTTTCGCTGAGTTGCGGGATTTCGTGGATGCACAACAAGATTGGCTGTTCAGCGATGAAGGCAATCTATGCCAGGCCGATGGCGGCGACTGCACTGGTTGGAGCTGATTACGATGACCAGGGATGAGGCACTGGCAGATGCAGATCGTGAGATCAGCCGTCTCATCGCAGATGGACGCGGCCTGTTCTACATAGCCGAGCTGTACGGCGTGCCAGTTCGGCGCCATCAGTCTAGGCATTTCCCAAGCATCGACAGCAAGCATCTCATGTTGCC